ATGATATCTCTGCCACCTAAGTCCCATGGCCTTAGTGAAAGTCCTAATTTAGTTGCCCGCGAATCATCAGTAGCAGACTCTCCGAAATATGCTTCTCTATTAATGCCGTTGATTCCAACTTTCCATGTTGTACCTCGTCTAATGCCGCCAACTTCTAAAACAATTATAGGAATATTATGTTTTTGACAATGATCCCATATTGGTTTATTTTTATTCATAGTACCATACCATAGCACACTCCAGATTACTGCAACATCATAATCTTCGCTTTCTGTATGCCCTAAAGCACTTATACTTTTACTAAATGCATCAAATATTGGTTTACTATTTTGTGCACCGTTCTCTCTGAATAATTTAAACTTCATTGTGTACCTACTAAATATACGTATATTACTATTTATGGAGTTTATTAATGTCTAGAAAATTTGCGGTTGTTACTACATTTAACCAAGCCGGCATGGACTTATATGGTCAACAAATGATCGACAGTTTTGAAAAAAACTGGCCTGCTGAAGTTGATCTGTACGTATATGCAGAAGGTTGTACACCTAACACTACACGCTCAAACACTTATGTAAGAAATTTAATGGAAAATCCTGGCATTGTTAAGTTCAAGGCTAAATGGAAAGATGTTCCAAAAGCAAACGGAAAAGAAAATCCAAAAGGTAGAGTTGATTCACACAAGGGATTTAAATGGGACGCAATACGATTTTGTCATAAAGTTTTTGCTATTTTTGATTGTGCAAAAAGTTTAAACAATTCTAATACAGATGAATTAATTTGGATGGATGCTGACACACTATGTCATAGTATGTTAGATATGAATTTTTTAGATTCTTTTATACCTCACAACAGTCATATATGTTATTTTAGCAGAGAGCCAAAATGGCCAGAGTGTGGATTTTATTCTATGAAACTAAAAGAAGATTTAACAACAATGTTTTTAAGTAGGTTTCAATGGGTTTATGATCATGCTGAAGAAGGAATTTTTACTATGAAAGAATGGCATGATAGTTTTGTATTTTATGAAATTATAAAAGAGTTTAGACAAGTAGAAGGATTTAAAGAACACAGTTTAAGTAATGTAACAATACAAGGTGAAGGACATCCAATCATTAACAGTAAATTAGGCGCCTACATTGATCATATGAAAGGCAATAGAAAACAAGATGGTAAATCTTATGCGAAAGATTTGAAAGTCGAACGTAAAGAAGATTACTGGAAATGAAGAAATCATTATTTGTACACTGGCAACATTTACTAGATAACATATTTGATCCTAACAAGAGTATGACAACTATCTGTGAAATAGGAACACACAGAGGTAAAACTGCTGAACAAATTTGTCTTTACCTATTAGAAAACTTTAAAGGTAGGTTTAAGTATATAGGTTATGATGCATTCGAACTTGCAACACCCGATAGTGACGATGACGAAATTAATGGTAAAGGCCCGGGAAATTGGAACTATGCTAATCATTTATTAAGAAGAACATCAATGTTACCTACAAATACTAATAAAAAGTTTACATACAAATTACACAGAGGTTGGACACAATCAACGCTAAAAGAAAACACATTTGACTTGGTATATGTTGATGGCGGTCATAGTTATGAAACAGTTAAACACGATCATGAAAAAATTAAAAATAGTAAAGTCGTTGTGTTTGACGATTACCAAATTCCAGATGTTAAGAGATATGTTGACGAATATATTAATGAAAATAATATTAAAGAGGTTAACTGGGACTTCGAAGAAATAAAAAATGCAAAAGGGTTAGTATATGCCTTTATGCCATATAAAACAAAAAAGAAACAATTTGTACTAGGACAACCCACAGGACATATACAACCTGTATTTTTTAGGAACTAAAATGATTATAGATGCATTTCCATATTTTAATGAAGAAGAACTTTGTTTAATTAGATTAAATTATCTACACGATGTTGTTGATAAGTTTGTTATTGTCGAGAGCAATCAGACTTGGCGTTGTAGACCCAACACACAAAAATTTTTAAGTGTGTTAGAAAAAGTTCCAGGACATATCAAAGATAAAATTGTTTATAAATGGGTAGAACACCCTGATGAATATCTCGAGAGTGAAGAACACACTAATGCTAAAACTATCCAAAATATTACTAGAGATCATTTAGTTTTTGAAACTAGAAAATTTACTGACGATGCTATTTTCTTTTATAGTGACCTAGATGAAATTTGGGATAAACGCGGTATAGCAGAAATAAAACGTATGTTAAAAGCAGGCGAAAAACAAATAGTCTGTGACCAAGATTTAAGAGTAGTATATCTTGATTGGTATGCACGTATGCGTAATTGGCCAGGTACACGAATAACAGAATTAAAAAACTTAACTGGTGAAACGCCATTAAGTACTGGTGCATTTAAATATTCTAAGTCAGGAGCGTTTAAAAGACACACAGTACTTCAAAACGGTTGGCATTTTAGTTATTTTGGTAATAACCGTCAGAGAACAGAAAAACTTGCTAACATTAAGAATGCAATGGATTGGGAACGTAAAGCAGGAATGAGTTATGCTCAGATTGCAACCAAAGTAGAAACAATACAAGACTGGAACAGAGTAGTAAGAAAAAAGAAAATACAAGGAAGGCAACTAGACAATAATCTACAAGTAGATTCTAGTTTACAAAAAGAGTTTTTAAAGTTTGATTTGTTAAGTCCTTGGTATAAAAAGAAATACGAAAAACATTTAAGGAGTGTAAAATGAAAAAGTCAGGCGAATGGTGGGTATGCGACGAAGAACGAAATATGTTAAAGTTTACAGATGTCGCAAAACGAGGAGATCCTAGTTGGCAAGGTAATTTTCCATTGTACTTAAACAAATTTGTACCAGAAGACAAAAGAGGCGTGTTTTTAGATATTGGTGCAAACTACGGGTTCATGGTAACCGCTATGTCTAAATTTTATGACACTGTAGAAGCATTTGAAGTAATACCTAAAACATTTGAATGTTTAAAATTAAACTGTGAAGGATATAACAACGTTGTATTACATGATTGCGGATTAGGTGATAAGAATGATGTGATGTATGCTAAACGTAGAAAGAAAACAGCCGGCCACAGTCAGATTATTAATGATCAAACACAATTAGATTTGTATCTCAAAGGCAAACATCCTAAACAACATATGATTGAACTTGTTGAAATACCTGTAAAAACACTGGATAGTTTTAACTATGATCGGATTGATCTAATGAAGATAGACGTAGAGGGTTTCGAAGAATTTGTTTTAGCAGGTGCTGAACAAACAATTAAAAGATGTAAACCTGTTATTGCACTTGAAGTTACTAGAGAGAAGAAAACAACTGTAATGCGTAGTGACATTGATACTGTAAAATTAGTTGAAAGTTGGGGATATAAATTTATTGAGCAACGCAAAGACGACTTTATGTTAGTCCCTCAATGAAACACTTCTACAAAGATATACAAGGATATACATATCCACAAAATTTAATTTTCTTTGACATGGTTATACCTACACTACCTAACAACAGTACATGGGTAGAGTTAGGATCGTGGACAGGAAAAAGTGCGTCTTACTGTGTTGTAGAATTATACAATGCAAATAAGTTAGGAAAGTTTGTTTGTGTAGATACATGGCAAGGTAGTCCTATACATTTTACAAGAGATAAATTGCCCCATGACTTAGATACTATTGACGATCTATATACTAGATTCTTAAAAAATGTTGATCCTATAAAAGATAAGATTACACCAATCAAATCTTTAAGTTGGGACGCGGCAAAACAATTTGAAGACGAATCTGTTGATTTTGTGTATGTTGATGCAGACCATTCTTATGAAAGTGTAACTAAAGATTTAGAAGCATGGTGGCCTAAAGTAAAAACTGGAAGTTACTTTGGTGGTGACGACTTTACAAAAGGACATCCAGATGTAGTACGTGCAACGCGAGATTTTTTTAAAGAGTATGGTAGAAAAGTAAGAAAGTTAGGAAGATGTTGGTATGTTCAAAAGGTTTAAACATATTTCTTCATATGTTGCCAACAGTCACCGTTCTTAAGTTCTTCTAAATTCCAATGACTAGCACAAAGTTTCCATAGCCATTTTTCTCTTTCTGGTCTTTGTGGAGTTTCAATTTGTGTTAAATCGGTATTAGCAAGAGGGCCTGCTTGACAATAATCCGGATCAGTTGCAAAAATAGGTATACCGTTCATTAACGAAGCAACAACAGGACTAGAATTTTTAACTACTGTTGCCCAACATCCTTGTAGATCATCCATTAAAGAAACGTTTGTAGTATCACTTACACGTACACCAAACTCTTTTTCAATTTGTTTTCCATATATTAATGCTGTTTTGTCGCCCGGGTGACACCTTATCTTAATAGGTCTATTTGTATGTTTACGCAATATTGTTAATGTATTACGTAACCAATCAATCACGTGTTCTCCCTTCATACTCCAGCCACCATTTCGTTGTAAACAAATTAAAATGTGCTGGCCGCCTTGGGTATAAGGTTTAAGTTGTAGTCCATATCTATTGCTTAATCTATCCCAATGTACAGGAGTATCAATATCATGATTACAGTAATCTCCTGTTGTAGGAAATACACCATCAAAACTAAAACGTATTAAATCACTATTGTTAAATTTACCTGTTGCGTAACTAAACATGTTACTATCAATTATAACACAACGTTTAGGTTTTACTGTATTTCTTTGATGTACTAGACGTCTAAATTGCAAATGCGGTGCATTTTTTCCGTGCTCGTGAACAAACCCTTGTAGTATAGCAACATCACATTCTTGATATGTTGTACCTTCTAGAGCAATGCCTTGGTCACCTACTGCATTTACTCCTTGCACATAGGCATGTAACATAGCAGGTTTAGCCGGATTGTTATTTCTAGGCGGTATCCCTCCTAAAAAACTAATAACTTTCATTACATCACTGCCTTGACTTTTTGCCAAAAGTCAGTGGTAGCAACTTTACATTCTTCTAATGCATTTTGATATATCGGTGCTTCGTCCATAATTTCTTCCCAACCAGGAGGTTTTGCTTTTAAGTAAGGTTTATGTTTTAACGAATAAAATTTTGAACTCCATGGACCAAGTACAATAACTTTTTTACCTAGTAGTGTACCCCAATATGCTCCGTGATAACTGTTCGTTAAGATAGTATTTGCACTACCTAGTAACTCAATAGTTTGTTCAAAATTAGCGCCTGAGTTTACAAATCTTGGTACTGGTGTACTTCCAAAGTCATTACCTTTAATTAATTGTTTCTTATGTTCAAATATAATGACATCATTTTTAATAGCATATTTTTTATTAAATGCCGGGTGCATACAACTAGCACAAGGAACCCAATCCCATTCAGGGTGTTGTGCTTGAAATAAATCATTCCAATGATCTCTTACTCCGATAATATCAAAGTCTTTTATCCTTCTAGGATATTTAATATCATGACTATTAGCAGGATTGTAGTCTCTTTGATTATGTCCTGCACCCCAAATAATTCGTTTAACATCCTTATTTGAATCAATATGTTTAATAAGTTTTGTAACTTGTTCCTTTAAATTAGCATTGAATTCTTTATATTCTTGTTTGTATTTTAAGTTGCACAATCTCCATCTATGATCCCACATTTCGTTTAGTTGTAAAACATCTGGATGATCAAAAATATAATTCATAGCATCACCAAAAAACTCATTAGCAAGTAATCCACCGCCGCCAAAAATAACAGGAAGGTCATCTGGAAATGGTTCTCTGCCTAATGATGTTATATCAATTTTATGATATTCATCGTCTTTTAGAAAATATTGTAATGGATCAGAGGCTATATCTCCGATATTATTTGGATCTCTTCGGTGTATTACTACTGCTTTCATATGTTTATTCCTTTATTGTAATTATGTACGAGGTTTAAAATCATCACTTTTCTTGACTTTGCCTTTATAGTGGGTCATATATTTTGATAATACAGTGTGTTTAAAAATTGTGTTGTGTCGGCGGTTTCCGAGGTCGTTAAATATTGGCCCATGCTGTTCAAATTCACTGACAACAGCACCAAACACATCACCGTCATAAAATCTTCTTAATTTTTCACCGTATCCTCGAACATAATATTCTCTATAACGATTTACAAAATCTTCATAGAAGTAATGGTTTTTATTGATAATATAAAATCCAGTTTCTCCGCATAATACGGGTTTTATTCGTTGAGTTGGTGTACCTTTCATCTTTTTATGGTCGTAAATAACAGCCATATATGTTGCAAGGAAATTACCTGGGCATAAACTGTTTAAAAAATCACTAGGAATATCATTAAAAGTAATTACATCACTGTCAACCCAAATAACTCTATCAGCACCTTCGAACTGACAAGCACGTAACCAACTGAATGCTTTGTAACTAAAAATTTTCACACGTTTTTTATAGTCTGTTTTTTGAAAATTCCTAAAATCGTCATCTAAAATATCAAAACTATGATACATTACATTATCATGATTCTCTATTTCAAAATCTTCAGCAAAAACATGAAGACATATTTCTTTTGGCCAATGCTTGACAAAACTATCGATACTCTTTTTACCTAATTTATCGTAATATGCCTTATTTTGGGTAGTGACTGCTATAGTTTTCAAAATCCTAGTATCCTTTTTGCTGTGCCATCTGCTAATTCATTATTATGAAATTGTCCATATGCTAAATGGCAAGCCCATTCATATACTTCATCTTGATCAGCGTAGTATGGTGTTTCTATTTTTGATAAATCGTCTAGTGTTAACGAACTTGCGGCGTTTGGAGCAACTGTAAATGCTGGCACTCCATATAGTATTGCTTCTGTTGCCGCGATACTTTGTAATGTTACAACAGCAAACGTATTATCTAATTCTTCGTATATTGTTTTATTAATTCTTTCTTGTCTGTTTGCTTTTTCTCTTATTACAATAGGACGATCAGTATATTTTTTAACAGTGTTAATAATTGTTTCACGCCATTCATCGTTATTGATGTTATAGTATTTTGCAGGTTTTTCACTAGGCATTACTACTAAAATATTACGGCCATTTTTCTTCCATGGCGGGATGTCATACTTTAATGCTTGCCATCGATCAGTTGGACGTTTAGTTACTAGGCCATGTTGTAAATCATTTTTTACTATTCTATGGTAAAGTTTCCAACCATAAGGATTAATTGCTGACTTATAGTTGCCGACATATCCACTATCAATATAATAAAAATCTCGACGATCGTCGATACATTTTTTCATTATCTTATGTTTTAGAATGCCACGTAATACAATAGGATCGTTTGAATCCTCGTATACAAAATCTTTATCACTAGTAGGAACTATGTTAAAACTAGAAGCAAATTTATTGACGTATTCGTCTGTTCCGTTTTTACTTAAAAAGATCATGTTTAGTAAAATATTTCTAGATTTTTTCCCATGGTACACCGGTTTGTGTTGCAGATTGTAACCATTTGTCTGCATAATCAACATCTTGGCAGTTTTTAAACCAAGGTCCGCCTTCAGTAAAGTGTATTGCTTTAGGTTTTCCGTCTTTTGGTTCTTTATACCAACCTTCTAACCAATTCCACTCATGATTTATCTGACCAATTTCACTATCTTTTAGCCAACTGAAGCGATGCATGTATTTTCCTGTTTCTTTGTTTACCATACTTGGTATAACTTGTGAATTACTAGGATGTCCGCAGTTCCATAACACCATTGAACTCCAATTTTTTCTTGGATATAGTGTTTGTTGCTTTCCGTCCATCTTTTCGCCTTCTTTAGGAGTGTAATCATGATGAACACACATGACCGCATACTTGTCGTCTCTTAAAGAGAACAATTTATCAACATCTTCTAACCATAAAAAATCACAATCACAAAATAATGCCCAACCTTTGTAATCTTGCAAGTAAGGAATCAAAAATCTAGTAAATGTAAATTCTGTACTGCCTAAAGCATCATCTGGTCTCTTATAAATTCCTTGATCTCTAAGTTCGTTGATCTTAAGATAGTTAATATCTAAAGGTTCTTCTGTAGTTCGTCTTAAACTATGTTCGCAAACTGTACTTGCGATTGGTTCACGGGAATCATACCCTATGTATATTTTATTCATTATTTTCCTTTCCCGTAATTATCATCTACACCGATACGTTCAATATCATCTTCTATACAGTTTTCGCCGTATTGTATTTCAATAATTTTAAGAGGTTTATTTGTATTATTAACTAACTGATGCCACTCATTTTTACTTACATGTAGCGTTTGGTGTTTATTCAATGTACACCCAAGTTCCATATCAGTTGATTGTGCATTAATTGTGTTAACTGTTGCTTGTCCTTCGCTAACAAACCAATGCTCGGCTCTATGTTTATGTTTTTGCATACTCAGCATTTTGCCCGGATCGACAGTAAGTTCTTTTAACTTAACTTCATTACCAACACCAAACAAAACTGTATAGTAACCCCATGGTCGTTCAGTTTTAGGATGTTTGTAATCTTCTAAAATCCAACTGCTTGAATTCTTTTTATTATCTCCGCCAACTCCATAAACAAATGTTAATTCTCCGGTGTTATCATCAAATAACTCTGGTATGTTTTCTGCTTGTCTGTCACCGCCGTTAGCAAACACTATTTCACTTTTTGGAAAAAGTTTTCTAGTTTTGTTAATGGCATCAGTAGCACTACCATCATCGTCATTAAAATCAATAACATGGTCTACACACTCCAATGATTCAATAATAATAGAACGTTCTTCCCATGGCATAAATGGTCTGCCTTTTTTGCGAGTTAGCCAAGCATCGCTGTTTACACCAACAACTAGTTTATTGCCTAACTTCTTTGCTTCTTTAAAATAGGCTATATGTCCGGAGTGTAGTGGATCGAACCCGCCTGTGACTAGTACAACTTTTTTCATACATATATTTATTTGTAGCAGTTTGCCAGTATGTATTTGTTGATTTTTCTGTTTAAACAGCGATTATTTTATTGCTAAAAAATTACTTTCATATACTGCATCTAGAATGCGGTCTTTTTGTGTAATATTAGCAAATACATCTTTAGATATTTCGTCAAGTGTAATAATACTGTGTATTGTAAAGTTATTTTCTGTTAAAAAGTCATACAAATCATTAGCAGTATAGTTGTACTCTTGAAAATGTATTTGATTACATTCAAAATAAACTAGACTAGTTTTTTGTAAAGTTTTTACTGCGCCTTGTAGTGCAGGAAGTTCTGCACCTTCTACATCTATCTTAATAAAGTAAGGATCGATGTTATAACTATCAACGGTTTTACTTTGTAGTGTTAGTTCATTGTAATTTTCTAATCTATAATGTTTTCTTAATCCACTCCACCCTGCACGATCAAGATCTTGATAAAATGTTACACTACCTGGTTCATTAGATACCACATCATTGTATACAAATACATTATTATCTTTTCTATAACGACGTTTTAGTCTATTAAAATGATCCGGCAACGCTTCAATACAATGAAATTCTGCATCAGGAAAATATGTTACATAAGGAACCAACCATTTACCTGTGCGTGATCCTATATCAATCATAGTCATGTCTGTAGGTGCATGAGTTGTAATATAATCGTATATTAATTTTGTATCTTGTTTTTTAAAGTTCATACAAATAATTTTCTTTTAAAATATTTAACATCAAATAATACACTGTTAAACATAACTCTTGGTATCATATATCCGTACTTTACATTTATATCTAATGCTTTTTTACAACCTAATGGAGTAATTAGATATGCCTTACTATTTGATAAACAGTTACGTTCAAAAATTGGATAATCATCACCACCTATTCTATGATCCGATTTAGGCAGAGATAATATAGTATTTTCGTATTCCCAGTTACCGGCACTACAATTTAATATCTCAGTATAGAAATTATTAATGTTGCCAGGCAAAGGAAATTGTTGAAAAACGTTATCTTCAATTATTAATATAGGTTTGTCTAACTGTACACCTAATTTCCATGCTTTAAAATGTCTATAAAAATTTAAAAAATCAGGATCGGTTCTGTGATTACTATTTCTGTAATTTTTATAGTTTCCGTGTGTGGCTTTTGGAATTGGGGAATCTATAGTGTGTATACTTGTAATACTATTGTTGTTATAGCCCAAGTCGACACAACGCTCATAACAAGCATCGTAATCTTTTTGTTTATGTTTGATTATTACTGTATCAAATTGATGCATCTTCCATTCCTGCTACACGTAGTTTAGTAATATTAGTTATCTGCCATTGCTTCATGTCAATGCCTTTTAAGATTCCTAACCACTTGTTACGTAGCAGTGCAAACTCATTAATAATCTTTTCCATATCAACTACGTCTGCTTCGCCGTCAACATATTTTTCTACATCACGGCTGGATAATGCTCTTTGATAGTTTTCTAAATACTGTTTAAAAAACTTTGCTCTTGTTCTTCGAAGTTCGATGTTTAGGTATTCAAGAATCGCTTCAATCTCTTGTAATTGTCCAAATCGCTGTTCAACAACACCTGGTAATGCGGCGGCATTCTTTTCAAGATTGCCTCTAAGTCCACACTCAAGTCTTGCTTCTTGCATTTGTTCCTCATACCATAATATAGCATCAGGAATACAAGAAATATCTGTTGAGATCCTTGAATACCAATTTATCATTTAATAGTCTTCTTCTTCATACTCATCATCATTGTCATATCCCTCATCGTCGCCATAGATTTCATCTACAGCATCTTTAAGGTACGGATCCTGATCGGCTAACTCGTATAGTACTGGTTCGTCTAGACCATTGTCTATACACCAGTTTATAAACTTGTTAGCACAATCCTGTTTACTTTTTGTATCAACAAAATCAGCAAACGAATCCCATAAGTCAATTAGTTGTTCATCATTCAGATTCACTAGGGGTCTCCTCAACGGTTTCAATATTTTCGTTATACTTATCCCCGTTGTCTGAAAAGTCTTTCATAATGACTTCCAGATGTTCTCCAGTCCAATCTTTTCTATAATGTAACATCTCTTGACCTTTAGAGTCTACGTACTTTAGTCTGTTTCCTTGTTGCTTTAACAAACCTTGTTTTTCAAACATGTCAACTAGACCACTGTATGGATCCATACCTGTTTCGTATGGAATCTTTACTTGTACGCCTTCAAAAGGTTTTGCGTAACGTGTTTTCATTACCTTACAAGCGGCTCTAATACCACGTACATCAGTTACCTTTTTACCGTCAAGGTCTTCTTTAAGTTTAAGTTTTTTCATTGCAACAACAATACTTGAAGCATACACAAATCCTTGTCCGCCTGATATCTTATCATCAGGGTCAAACATATCTTGTGATGCGTATGTGTGATTAGTTGCTACCATGCCTACATTGTAACTACCAAACATGTTTACAGTGTTTCTTACAAGTGCTGTCAGTGCCTTAGGCTTACGCCCCATGTCACCTTTCATATCACCTTTAGTAAACTGATCAACATCAGTTGGTGTTAGTAGCATACCTAAACTATCAATTACAAACAATACTTTAGGACGTTCTGAAGAATCAAGATCTCCAAAGTCGTCTTTATAATCTGCCATAAAGTTTGAAACTGTTTTTGCAACGTCATCAATCATACTCATTGATAGACGCATTAGTTTGTCTTCAGCAGTATCTACTCCAAGTGCTTTCAACCACTTTTCATCAAGTGCATTCTCTGAGTCGATTAGTACTACAAAGATACCTTGATCTTGAGCGGCCTTTACAATGTTACCTGAAGCAAAATAACTTTTGCCTGCTCCGGATTCACCTGCAAACACTGTAACCTTACCTAGTGGAACACCTTTGTGAAAGTCGCCACTAATAAGATAATTTAGTGCATAGTTGCCTGTGCTTACCCAGTCTGTTGGATCGTTAAAGCCAACACCAAGTCCTGTAATAGACTTGGTGAGACCTTTACGAAACTTTGATACATCAAATGGTTTCGCCATAATTACTCCTTACGATTGACGGTTACGAATCATTGCTAAAATATCTTGAGCACGTTCGCTACTTGGTTTATCGTCGCCTTCAGGTGCACTAGTTGCCGCTGGTGCAGTTGCTACTGCCGGGGCCGCTTCTGCT